AGATGCGCTTGCTATACGCAACGATGTCGCTTACCTTCCAGTTCTTCCCCGGGGGAGAGACGATTTTTCGGTGGCAGTCCGCGCAGATGTCGTCTTCCGTGCTCTGCGGCTCGCCCCAAGCGCCGCTCGCCGCGCCTTCGTCGCCCCATTCGCCACCTTCTGGCTCGTCGGGGTCTTCTGCGGGGTCGTACTGGCCGGGCCCTTCGTCGGGGTAGGCCGGAATCTGTTCCGCTTTCTGCGGCTGCTGCGGGGCTTCGAGCGCCTGTCGCTGTGCTGTGGGGAGGGGCGTTTCAAAGAGCATCCCCATAGACTGCAAGTAGTTGGCCGCTACGGCATCTTTAATCTCCGGCGCGTCCAGGTTGGGGACGACGCGGGCGACGACAAAGGGCTTCTTGAGGTCTTCGTAGGCATACGTCCCGGCGAGGCCAAGGGCGGCTCTGATCGCTCGCATGAAGGCTTTACTTTCTGCCATCGCTGTGCGGTGCGGGAGGAAGCGCCGGTACTGCTGGCCGTTGGCGCCATCTTTCATGCCGGCGGCCTCTAAGGTGCAGTCGATTTCCTTCGTGGCCTGGAGGAGCCGGAAGCCGCCGGACGGCTCCGGCACTCTGATCGTGACCGTCACGGCCACGTCATGCACATGGGGGCAATTCCCGCAAGAGCGAGCCTTGCCGGTGGCTCTCGCCATTTCGATGCAGCGGTCGCAAGCCTCGGTTCTCCCCGGGGTCGTGGAAACAATGCTGATGTTGGCTGCGGCGGCCAGCTTCATGCCGCCGACCTTCGTGATCGCGTAGGCGCCGCTGGATTTCTCATAGTAGATGTCCTTGCTCGGGCCGTTGTTGGAGCTGTTCTGCCGGACGTCGAGCTGCACTTCCGAAACGGTGATACGCTGGAGGTTGCTGGCGACCTGCATGGTCGTGACCGGCACGAGGACATTGTATTTTTCGCGGTCGTACTTGTTGAGCTGCACGATAGCGTTGGTGGGGTTCATAGGTTATCCTCCTTCAAAAAGGTCTTGACGCGGGCTGCTGCCCGTGCTATATTGTGACCATAGGTTATTTTCCAAGCGAGCCGCTTCCTGCGCCAACAGGGGCGGCTTTTTCTATGCCTGCGTTCATCCCGACGAGCAGGATGTCCGAGATTGTTTCCTCCAGCTTCCGGAGGAAGGCGAGCGCATTGCCGAAGTCTTCGCGTTCGCTGTCGTCAATCACTCCATCGAAGGCAATCTCCTCCAACTGGTCGGCTACCTCTTGCGCGTCTTCGAGCATCCTGCTCACGCGAAGCGTTGCAAGCGGGAGCGGACGGTCTGTTGCTTTTCGGCCGATGCGCTGCCCTACGGGGCACCCGGCGCAATACTTCACCAGAATAGCGGGGTTCTTGTAGCTCTCCGAATAGAGGACAGCATCACCAGGTTCCATCAGAACCTCTCCGCGCTCATGGCGTCCGATTGTCTCCTGCGAATATGGTACTTTGGTCGTTGCTGTGCCTCTGCTGGCATATCCGGCCTTCAAACGTGCCTCGCGGAGATAATCGGGCGCGTTTTTTGTTGCCGTATCTGACATTCTGTGAGCCTCCTTTCCGTGGTATCATTTGTTTGTCAGCAAGGGGAATCGCCTCCGGCGGCCTTGCTGATGGCCTTCAAGACGCAGCGAGCCGCGTACTCAGCATTTCGGGTGAGCTGGCGTTGCCACGCACCATAGCGAGGCGACCAGCGGAAGCCGTTAGATTTAAGGACGCTGCGGGTCTCCTCGTCGGGCTTCTCGTCGAAGATGATTTGGAGCCGGTCAGCCTCTAGGTTTCGGACGATCTCGCCGCCGTCGAACTTCTCGTTTTCGGTGGGCTGGGCCTGCTGGGCCTGCCGCTTGTCTAACTCGGCCAGACGGTCGGCGACGCGCTTGATGTAGCCACGGCGGCTCTGCAGCTCGTAAGCCGGAAACGGGCAGCCATAAAGTGCAAGGGGGGTTCCGTCGCCTTTGGCGAATACGCCGGGTCTGGTAAGCCACGCTTTTTCCTTCGGAGTGATGCCGGGGCAGCCATCCAGCGTTTTATTCTTGCGGTAGAAGGCATTGGCAGCCTTTGCATCATCCAGTGATTTTTGATAGGCGGCAAGCTGCTCCGTAAGAATTTCCCGGGCATGAGGGTCGGCCAAATCGACGGGGCCGGTGCCGACGGATTTGATTTTGCTCAAAATGCCTTTGATCTCGTCGTATTCCTTCCAGAGCGTATCCTCGCGGGCCATCTGCTTGTTGTGCTTCTTCATGTTGTAGCCGCCTGCGCCGGAAATGAACTGGCTGGGGTAGCTGGCCTGATTGCGGTTGTAGGCGTTCGTCCACTCCGCGAGGCGCCGGGCATAGCGGTCGAGTAGCGCGTCGAGCTTGTCGTGGTAGAACGGGCTGACTTCGGCTTTCTTTGAAGCCACCAAGGCGGCGGCTTCGTCTACGGCGGCGCGGTAGCCATCCGTGGCGCTGCCGGGCTTGTAGTCGCTCATGTGTACCATGGAGTGCGCGGTGCGGGCGGTTTCTTCGCTGATTTCGTAGTAATTCACTTGGTATCCTCCTTCGGTTCCGTGTTAGACATAAACGGGGTCTTTGCCTCGCTCTGTGTTCTCGCCGGCGAAGCAGTATCCGCAGAACTGCCAGATGCTATTTTCTCCGGCGTAGGTGATGCGCTTAAAGGTGGCGAAAACAGGACGCCACTTTCCGCTGTTGGGGTCTTCCCGATGGGAATAGGGCTCGCCGAGCTGGGTGCAATCGCTTCTCATGCAAGCCGGCGGGAGGCAGTTGACGGCGTTGTCAACAACGTCCTGGCTCACATAGTCGCCGATCTTGGCCTTGCCATAGTCGAAGGTGTCTCCCGTGTAGACCTCCTTATCGTCGGCCGGCGCTTCGCCGCAGTCGCATCGCTCTCCAGGGTCGAGGGCGCAGCCGCAGCGGTCGCATTTATAATTCCACATGGTCTTTCTCCTTTCTCCGTCTCCGGCGTTCCGCTTCCTCTACCCAGGCCCGGAGACGGTACCCGAAGTAGACCAGAATGACGGCCCAGATGGGGACGGTAATTTCTCCGCCGGGAAGCCCAGCGCGAGCTGCTGAAATGTCAATAGCCCAAAGAACGAGCCTGGCTGCTGCAAAAGCCGCAAGGGCCGTGAGGAACAGCCGTGGGAACTTGCTCCGGCGCTTCCGCTTACGTCGCTGCGTCTGTGCGCTGACGGTCATCTCTATCGTCTGCATAGCCGCTCCTCCTCAGGCTGTTTTCGCTGCCCGTGTCTGCCGGGCGGCGGCCTTTGCGGCAACCTCCTGCGTGTAGCAATAACGCTCATGGAAGTAGCTCTTTGCGATGCGGCCCGGAATGACGCAGTAGCCTCGGTCGCTCAATTCGCGGTTAAGGTCTGCGATGATCTTGTAGCTTTTACTCCGTGAGAGGCCGGTAATTGTCATAACGTCCTCCACAAAGTAGAAGATGTCCTTGACAGTTTTCATCTGACTGCCCCCGCTTCCGTCTGCGGATAAGTCGCCATGAAGCGGCGAACAGTGGGGATAAGCTGATGGCCGGCGCATCTGCCGGTAGTGGTCTCGACGAGGGTGGTGTACTTGACGCCGGCCTTCTCGGCGAGCTCTTTGACGGTCATGCCCGTCTGGGCGGTAAAGACGCGGACTTCAATGCCAAACTCGGTCTTTGCCTTCCGTGGTGCGCTCATTTGGTTTTCCTCCTTACCTTATTTATTTGGCTTGTAAATACGATGAATAGATGGTAGAATGAGATAAATCAGAGGCGTTTCCGGCTCGCGGTCTCGTTCGTGACTGCCTGCGGAGTGAAGCCTCCAGGCGGTTCCCGACGCTAACGAGAACGCCTGCGGCCGTGATGGCCGCGAACATGATAACGAAGCCGCCGGGCATATCAGCCAGGCCGTCGGCCAGCAGAGCCGTCCCAAAAATGAGGATGATCGCCAGGCCGTAGATTGCATCGAGAAGTTTCTTCATTGTTCCGTCTCCTTGCTCATCTGGGCTGCCCGTAACTCGGAATCCGAAACGAGACTGTCACCGCCAGGGAAACGGTAAATCGGTTCCGGGTCACCTTCGTTGAGAGGCTGGGCGCCAACAAGATAGGCGTCGCATCCTCTGGCGTGAATTTTAAGAGGCCAGCCGTATCGCTGGGAAAGTTCTTCGATGTGGCTCATTCTTCTGCTTCCTCCTCTGCGTCTTCGATGTCGCGTTCGGTGATGCTTCCGTAGGTGTAGCCGTTGTCGTTGCGAAGGTAAATCGGGCGGTCATAATCGAACTGCTCGAGGATTTCAATAAGCTCGCCGACCGTCAAGGTCTGGCCGCACTGGTCGATTCCGTAGCCATTGCGCTTGCCTTCGATGTAGATAGGTCTCATGGTGATCTCCTTCCTTTGTGGGGCCGGGGCGGTTAAGCCCCGGCGGTAATTGCCTGCCGCGTTTTGGCGAGGCGTGTCGCGAGTGCGCTGTAGTAATCCAAGCTGGCTTTTGCTGCGCGGTGGTCGATAACCGCATTTTTGAACGCTGCGCTATCCGGCTCGCCAGCCGCTTCAACGATGCGTTCGGCGGCGTTTTTCACTTCCTCATCGAGTGTGCAGCGGCGTTCGGAAAGAACCTGAGAGAGGTCGCAAAGATCGTCGTCAGACAGTATCCGAGCCCGGAGAGCTGCAATTTCAGCGTCTTTTTCTTCGGCGATTTCGTGTGCAGCGGCGTGAGCTGCTTCGTAGTCCTTTTCACTCTCGGCCAGCTTGTCACGGAGTTCTTCGATAATGCCGTTGG